GAGCGTGTTCTTTCATCGGCTCGCGCACGAGCTGAATATCAAGCGAAGTATCGCGTAACTCCCATTATCGACAAGGACGGAAACGCTACCGTTGCCAGTGCATGGGACATCATCTCTCACCCTGAGAACTACCCCGCCAATTTCAACGAGGGTGACAAGTTGATGTTGCGTAGGGGACAGTTTACAGAAATGCACCAAGCCATCGATCAACTTACCAATGCGGTAGAGAATATGCCAGAGGAAGGATTCACCGGAACGCAACGCGCTCAGATGATCTTGGCAATGAGGTCCACCGATCCAAAATCTGCCATTGAGTCATGGATCAAATCACAAGCTGCTGGAACTTTATCGCAGGCTCAGCAGGATTATGCACAGAGTGTGGCTTCTGCGCAGGAATCCATGATGGTATTACGTGGCGTCGGTGGTATGGGAAATGCTACCGATAAGGTTCGCGATGCCATCGGTGGAATGACTCCTGACTTTCCCATTTCCAAGGAATATGCCAAAGGACAGATTAGCAAGATCAATAAGCAGATGAATACGCTGGAGTCTGCGCAGCCGGGGATCAAGAAGATTGCACCGAGGATTCCTGCGTTGCCTGCTGCTGGGGGTGGCGCAACGAGTGGCGGCACCGTGAAAATGATGTACAAGGGTAAAGCGTGGGATGTGCCGAATGATCCTAAGAAGATTCAGGCTGCCAAGGATCGCGGCGCAACGATGGTGCAATAATGCCACAAGCTACCACGGATGATCTGTCGGATCTGGGAGCGAAGCCTTCGGTTAGTGATGATCTTTCGGATCTTGGAGCAGTTGAGTCCGCTGCGTCATCCAAACCTCCCGGCACTCCTGGTGCGTTTCAGGCTCGTCCAGGTGGTCCTGTACTAAATTCCAATGATCTAGGCACGACGCCTATCCAGTACGACACGATGGGTGCGGCGGTGTCAGGTGCGAAGGCTCGCGCTGCAATGCCTGACTTTCCATCTCAAGTAAAATCTGCCAAGAATAACGAAGCTGGATTCCTCCCAGGGATTGGCGCGACTGTTGGTGGGACTGTTGGCGGCCCTGGCGGTGCAGGTATGGGTGCAGCCGCCGGAGTACTCGGAAAGCCTTTCTTGACAGATGAGCCAGCCAATCTAAACGAGGCCGCTACGACTGGATTGGAATACGCTGCGGCACAAAAGGGCGGCGATCTGGCTGTGCAAGGGATTGGCAAGGGACTTGGCTGGATGATTGGTCCCAAAATTCAGAGTGCAGTAGAAGGAATCTTCCGCGCAGTCCCATCAGAGAATCCCAACTATCGGGATAACGTAGTCGCAGCACTTGGGGATCTTCAAAACATGGTTAAGAGTGGTGCGATTCCTGAACGTACCAAAGGTGGAATCCTAAATCCTGAGATGTACTTTCGACAGGTCAATGAAGCGATTGACCAGCGCTTGAAGGATATGTTCAATAACGAGTATATGGGTCAGATTAACATTGCCAAGAAGGCAGGCGCACAGATTGGTTTGACTGAAAATCCGCAAGTCATGCAGCAAGCGCTTAAGTATATCGCACGAACACAGACGGCTGATTCTGGCGCCCGCGCAGCAGCTCTTAAATTAGCGGGAAATCCTACCGCGCAGGTTCCTATTGAGGATGCTGCGGAACTTGCACGAGCAGTCAATGCACATCTACGAGAGTTGTCGGCAGCGCGGCCGGAGGCAGCATATGTGTCCGCGCAGAAGTCTGCTACTAAGGCAAGTCTGCAACGACTAGATAGCGCTCTCAGTGACAGTATAAATGGAAAACTACAATCGCTAGATCAACCAGGTGTTGCCGGATACGAACGTCGTTATGCAGCTCTGTCAGCAATCAATCGGCAAATAGAAAGTGGAATGAACTCGCTTGAACGTCAGCGATTAGAGATTCGCCCTCGTGCTGGAGTCAGTTTGAAAGGTAGAGGATGGGCATCTGGAGTAGCCAATATATTCAAGGGGAATGCTGGTGCAGACCTTGAAGATGCATTACTCGCACTTAAGAACTCGCCAGATATTCCTACCCCAGTAGCGGGTCCGAGAGTTGTCCTTCAAGGACAATATGCTGGACAGGCAGGCGCGCCTAGTTCCTCACCTGCAATAGTCAAACAGATTCCACGAACACCTGTATGGGCACAGTTGCCGCCGCCTAAACCATGATCCTCTCCGCGACGGCGCTCACGCACTTTCAAGATTGCCGCCGCCGTCACCTCATCGAATTAGATTGGTATGCCCATCATCATCGTCCAAAGACGCTATTCGATCGGCTCCTCTCTCGTGCCATCTATAAGCTATCGAATGGCGGAGATCCGGTAGCGGAAGCTGACGAAGCGCGCACGCAGTTCCTTGAGGCTGCGGCTAACCCCGGCCTCGATCAGCCGTATGGAACGAATACCTATCAGGTAGCGAAGGATTGGTGCGCGATGCTGGAGACGATACCGCGCGCGGTTGCAACGTTGGTGCTGCTTACGGTCAAGCCGGCGGGAGTGGTCTTTCTGGATGATCTGACCTCGTGGCAGACAACCTCATGGATGGACGATTCAGGCACGCTACATCGCTGGATTACCGTGGACAAATGGAATGAGGATGCGCTGGCACGGGAGATGCACGGCTGGCATGCGTTTGGGGATATGGCGGTGCTGCGGGCGCCGATGATGCTGCATGTCATAGAGATTGGGCAGATGCGCAAGGGTAGGCGTGCAAGCCAGTGGGCCCGGGGCTGGCGGCATCCCAGTGTGGCGAATATCCACGGCGTGCATTTCAAGCATAAGGACGGCTCGTCCTATCAAAAGTGGACGCCACTGTATTTGGCTGACGCAGGAGATATCACCCCAGAAGATTGGGTTGAGGCGATGATCAGAGATAGGGTAATCGATGACGTCGTGCATCATGTGACGGTGAATGCGCCTAGTGATGCCGTGTGTGAGGATACCGTGCGGCAGATGTTGGCTGAGGCACGGCGCATGCGGGCGATGGAGAGGGAAGGGTACGACTGGACGGAGATACCCATGTCCCGCGGCGCCTGTGACGGACTAGTACCCTGCATCTGGCAGGATGCTTGTTATGCCGTGGGCGCATCGAAAGTCGTTGATTTAATTACCATTGGCCTGTATACACGTAAGGAGAATGTTGTAGAAGGAGTTAAGGTTTGAGACGCTCATTTGAGTTGGCAACTCTAGCTCTTATATTAGCTCTTATATATACCCTTCCAGTCTCCGCCCAGCATGCGGTGAATATCGGCTGGACACTGGGAGTGCAGCCTAGCGGGATCACCACGACTGGACAGAAGGTGCGCCGAGATGGGGTCGTGCTGGCCACTGTAGCCGCTAACACCGCAGTGTACTCGGATCCCAATGTGATTGCTGGCAGCACGTATGTGTATACCGTGGTGGCGGTCACAACGGCCGGGGATAGCATACCTAGCAATGCAGTCAGTGCGACGGTGCCGAGTGGAACGGTGGGACCGCCTGGGCCTCCAGGGCCACAGGGGCCAGCTGGGCCAACGGGTCCTACCGGCGCTACCGGAGCGACGGGTGCCACGGGAGCACAAGGTCCGATCGGTCCGCAAGGTCCTATTGGCGCTACCGGGGCGACTGGTCCTCAAGGTCCGGCTGGAACGATGGTCTGCGTGAAGACTGACGCAACGCATTGCAAGATTACGATAACGATCCAGTGAACTAAGCGGCAGCCGCCATCCTCGGCTGCTCTCATCTACGTGAACACGGAGGATGGTAATGGATATCAGCAATGTGGCGATGACCCAGTTCACGTCGTCTGCGGTCGTTGTATTTCTGATGCAGAAGCTCAAATCCGCCAAGTGGTTTCCTCTCGTAGAACAAGGTCGCGCTACCCTCAATCGAGTTGTCAGCATCGTCGCTGCTGCTGCTGTGTCGCTTGGGATCGAGTGGTCTTGGACGAAGGACGCATCTACCGGGACTCATACTCTTATCATTATGAACATTGGCATTTGGACTTTGCTGCATGGCGGGTGGCACTGGCTCAACCAGTACGCTTTACAGGAGACGGTGTATCAGGCAACTACGAATAAGCCGGGAATTGTGTCAGCAGCGATCGCTGGTCCTTCCATTCCCGCGCGGGTCGATGCTTCTGGCAATGTTGTCGTTCCACAAGCTGCCTTGGGTGAATCTAATAAGGGCGGGTAAGCTGGCCCAAATATTGCCCTCAGAATGGTGGCGATGAGCCTTGAATCAGAACGCCCTAAAAAGGAACCCGGAGGACGAATTGAAGGAGATGGAAAGGATACTGGAGGGGAAGAATACCGAAGCGAGCCGTCAGCTATTAGAGCTGTTCCATACGATCTACGACAAGATCACATTTCTCCAGCAACGATCAGACTCCAGAATCCTTTCCGAAAAGCCGGGCAGCGATTAGTGTCCGATCCAACACAGATTCAGGAGCTTTACTGGTTGTCCAGAAGGCTCGATGAAGTCATTGATCTAGTGGCACAGCTTTCACTCGACGTTGAGGAGATTAAGCGGGATCGCGCAGTGGAGAAGGCAGCCGATACGTTTAAAGAGGAGACGTTGCAGGGCGGCAAGCGTCGCTGGGAGTGGATTGAGCGTGCCGTGCTGGGCATGGCGCTGGGCGCGGTCGGCTGGATCTTACGTGAGATTATTGGGCCCATTCTGACGCATCTTAGGAGATAAATTTGATCATCTTACTCATCGTTCTGATTCTTCTGATCGGTGGTGGAGGCTTAGGCTATACCAACTGGGGGCCGGGTGGTGGAGCGGGAGTAGTCGGAACCTTGCTCATCATCATTCTGATTCTTTACCTACTGGGAATGATTAGAGTATAAGGAGAATTCATGTTCGCATTGTTACAGTTGACTGAACGCACAGGTGGTGGGGCTCCTCTCAATTTGATCTTTCGAGTATTTGCCCTAGTTCTATTTGCTATCGCTGGATTCGGATGGCCTGCTCCAGTAGAACCATATCGTACCAAGCTAATTGGGTTGGGATTGTTCTTCTTAGTTCTGGCAAGTTTCTTCTAGGAATATGTTCTTCGATCACAGGTACGAACGTAAGATCATTCAGCTACTCGAGGAGGAGGTTCGTCTCCTCAGACATATTGCTCATTGTGTTTGCAAGCATCGCGCAGTCTCGGCCACACTTAAATTCATCGATTCAAAAGGAGAACCCATGCCGGTCACAGTGCATTTGAACGAAGATCCTGGAGTAGCGGTATTCACTGAATTCAGCCTACCCAATGGACGGGGGATTGTCGTACCGCCAGTGGGGAAGGTAACGTATACGTCGGACAATCCAGCGGTGGCGACGGTTGATCCTGCCAGTGGACAGCTAACGTATGTCGCGGCCGGCGTGGCCAACATTTCCGGCGCGGACGATGGGAACGGCCTGACCGCATCGGATTCGCTGACGGTGAGCGCGGTGACGGCTCAGAGCGCGACACTGGTTATCAACGTACCGACACCAACGCCAGTAGTATAAAAGGAGACTCAATGAAGCGTTTATTGATAGCGCCAGTGCTGCTATGTGTGCTGGCGCTTACCGGATGTACCCCAGTTGAGCGTGATGCCTACGATATCATCGTGACCAGTAAAGCGGCTCTCGTTTCATTCCGCTCGCAGCATCCCGAGTGCATGTTCGATGCCACGAGTGGAATCAGCAAGGTGGTTACGGCGCAACCCTGTCTAGCGAATAACAAGCTCACCGCTGCCAAGGATACGTTGATTGACGCGACCGAGGTCTACTGTTCCAGTCCTGCATTTGAATCAGGAGGCGCATGTACTCCGCCAGCCAAGGGCACGCCCGCGTTACAGCAGGCCACCGATAAACTCAAGGCTGCTATTGCTAATTACAACCAGACCGCAGCGGACCTCAAGGGGGTAATTTAATGATTCTCGCTATTGAACTCGCACTCGCCCTTGCTAAACCGCTACTCGCTCAGCTGGTCAAGTCCAAAGCTCCCCAAGATATTATTGACGCGACCTCTGCGGCGATCGATGCATGGGATAAGCATCGCGCTGACTTGATAACCAAACCCGCACTTGAAGCGCAGCGCGGATAGATGGATCCCTTCACAGAAGAACGATTGAAGCTGGTGCATCCGGTCTTAGCCGATCGGGTGCATAAGCTCATCAGTGCGCTAGAGGGAGAAGGATTCACGCCGCGCGTCACGCGGGGGCTTGCCAGTGTAGCTGATCAGGATGCGATCTGGCAGAAGGGGAGGGATGCGAACGGTAATAAGATCGGCGTGACGTACACCAACGCAAAGGGCGCACAGTCGAATCATGTTCTAGGTTATGCGGTCGATTTCACGTTTCTGGTAGATGGCAAAGCAGATTGGACAAGTAAAGGATTCGACAGGCTGGTTGCGCTTGCGCCTTCATTCGGATTACGTAGCGGTGCTAGTTGGAAGGATACGCCACACGTCGAGCTGAGTGAGGTTCCTGCCAAGCCGACCGATGAGATGCAGCAAACCTACCGGGACGCCGGCGTGGATGAAGTGTGGAAGCAGTTTCCAATCGACTGGGTATGAGCTTCACTCCTGCGGCTTAGCCAGAACCTTCCCCATCTCTTTGAATCTCTTCACTATACCCACTGGGGGCCGCCACATCTGTGCTTCTTGGAGGAACAGGTGGGCTATAAGTGACACCCCCAATGGATTCTTTAAGTAGATCGTCACGCATCAATCTTACCTGGGAAATAACCGCCCCCCTATCAACTTGGTTCGGAACGCAACATATTTGCATGGATTGCAACATATGAATTACGGAATCATATGCCCGCGCCCCGGCATCCTTCTCGCGCTGCGCCAACAGTTCGGTGGAGGAGGGGAGTGCGCGTAGACGATGATGTGCCTTATTGAAGAAGTTACAAACTCCGTCGTGATAGCCTTCCTCTTGATCCGCATTGATGCACGTATCTGGTGGAATGGAAAAGTCGGATACTTCCTCTAGTACCCTACATACCGCCTCCCGCCACGCCGCTTCGCGTAGGGCGAGTTCTGCATCCACTTTCTCCTTAGATGTTGTGTCGGTGCGAGCCTTTACTACGTCAGCCCAATTTGTCGGACACATAGATAAATCAGCCGCCTCAGTTTCTAGTGGCTTTAGCGCCGTACTTATTTCCTCCACGGCAGCGCCAAACTCTTTCATCCAACGGTCGTCGTCCCATTCGTAAGGCCCTCGACTCTCGCCAAGCCAATCACGCCCGTCGAGAACTTTCTTGATTGCGGTTACACCATCGGCAAGAATGCTACGGAACTTTTCGAGCGCCAACTCGTACGGCTTCCGTATCTCCGCGTCATGCTGCTCCACTAAGCTGGCGTCGCGAGGAATGGCGTGGATGGCTTGAGCAATCATAGAATAATTCGCAATTCTGTATACTGCTTCGCTGTTAATGGCTGGTTCAAGACAGGCAATCTTATCGTTTAATATTTTCTCTGCCGCTCCCAGCGCAATCCCCACGCGCAGGGCGAGTTCGCGGTCAAAGTCCGATTGGATGATTGGAAGAACAAAGTTTGTTAGTGCTACGGCAGCCTTCCCGTCTTGCCAGAGTTTGAATGCTTCTGGTTGGTCTAGCGCATCAAGGATGCGTTCTACCAATGAATCCAGCTTCGGTTCGCTCATTTTTTCAATCCTCCCGCTTCGCTCTCGTCCTGGCGTGTCCGCTAAGTCAATTTTCCACCAATGAATCTTTTCAATGCTGGCTTAGGTAATTCTGCCCAAGCTAAAACCGTAGCTGTTTCTGGACTATCGTTGTTAACCCAGTAACCTTTTGCCGAGTTCCAATGACGAATACCGACCCATACGAAGCCATCCTGTTCCAGTGTTACCAGTTTTCTTGAATCGCCACCGTCTGCTGGTCTGATTCCATATTGCCATTCCATCCCTTACCTCGCTTCGCTCTCTTGGATTTGACGGCAGATGGCCAGTTGGCGTGCGAGTTCGTCGCGCTCGTCTGTAATCTTCCCAGTCAATGCCAAGAGTTCATCGTTAACTTTTTCTAAATCGCTAAAAGTACTATCCGCCTCAGCCAGCTTCGCGGTGAGTTCTTCGTGGGAGGCGAGGAGGGTCGTTATATCCGCACCTACGCTGGACGGAACTATTGTGCTTGTGCGGTCTATGTTCAACCGTTCCTTCGCCGCAGCTACCTCGTTAGGATTCGTTGGCATCATCTTCCTCGCAATTCACGCAAATACAATTATTTCCGGCCACGCAACAATCGAATCCGTAGCCACCACACCGGGGACACTGGTATTCGTGAGCGTCGTTGGACTTACGTTCGTCGCCACACATGGGACATACAGCTACCTCGGATGGTTCAGTCATTTCGTCTCCGGGGAAGCTGCGCGCTCTTCCCAAAAATGTTCTGCATTTAATTTGTCGGCGCAAACGTTAGTCGCGCACTGCAAATTACAAAATGGATTCCCGCAAGAAATGCGCCAATGCATCATAGTTGTGTTATCTGCTAACCGAGCCTGTTCGATTGCTGCCGTACCGCAAAATGGACAAATCTTCAAATCATTCCGCTGTCGTGTATGTGCCCATTCACTCATGGCCTACCTCGGATGGTTCAGGATTTGGCATCGTCGTCCTCGCGGTCGTTCATGCGCTTTAATTCCTTGTATATGTTGTAAATCCCTATATCGATCATGGCTGCAAAAATAACGAAGGATATAACGACAAGAACCATGTCCGTTTCCTCCAAATGACTAGCGCACTCAGTCCACCGAGCACGATCATCGTCCTATTTCGCGTTTGGTTAGCGGGCGCATTCTGACTTCGTACTCCACGTGGTTCAAAGTATCGAACCATCGCTTGCCCTTTTCTTCTGCATTACCAATGTTCGTTTCCTTGACAAGTTTTACCGGATATTCAGAACTTTGGTCGCGCACCATGACTACTTGTCCTATTCTAAACTTGGTCTTCATGCTTGATTTTCCGGTACGTTTGCCATGCTCTTTTTGGCGAAGAAGCAGGCTTCCTCTAGTTTAGTTTTTACGATGGCCAACTCACGCCCTTGAGGGCAGAGCGATCCAAAAGTTGAAGATGTTATCGCCATCAAACAGTTGTCGAATGCCTGAGCAATATCATTGGCCTTCTGCTTGCCTGTCTCGTTCAACATATGAACTTCAAATAGTGAGTCCATTTGTATCTCCTTTCAATTTGTACAGTATTGCTAAAAGTCCCAGTCCAGCCAACACTAGCCCAATCTCGCTTGGCTCGGGCGTGGAGACAGGCACATCCGGTGGATCAGTGACGATTAAACTCCCCGAACTCGCCGTGGCGCTGCCATTGGGAAAGTAGAATGCCCCGTTGTACTTCCACAGCTCAAACAACGCTCCCGTCGTCCACTCGCCCACCATATCGAATGCCGCGAATATGCCATGGTCATGCGGATAAAATTGTAGGTAGCCCAAGTCGCCTAGCCATGTGGCACGGGTAGGGCTAATAGATGCCAGCGTGAGTGCGCCTATGCCTGTGTCCTGTGTGGTCATGGTATCGGCTACAAGGCTCTCGGTGGTTACATCCCAGTTGAAGGCCGTTTGGAAGGTGGCTTGATTGCCCCAGGCACCAGAGAGTTCAATGTGATTGATTTGATCGGCATGCGCGGCCGGCGCGAACATAATGAGTAATGCAATAGACAATAGATATTTCATACGAATACTCCTTACTTTAAGTTATCCATATCTGGTTTCTTGGATTGCGTGGGACGGTTGCCGCGGATACGCAACTCTTTCACGACCTCAACGATGCACTCAGAGCAGATGTCTAGATCATCAGACATGCCATCAAATCCTGGGATAAGATCATCCAACTTTTGCAATAACTCTTCTCCACATTGTTCGATGATGGCCCCTTCTTCGGGTACACCTTCCTTGGTGTACATATACTTGTCACAAACATCGCAACATTTTCGCAGGCTCATTGTTTTCTCGCCTGCTCTAGCCGATCGAGCAGCTGATCGCTTGCAGTTGAATCCACCACGCACAGGAAGTCTCCCAGCACCGCCTCTCGCCGCTGATCGACACCTCCAATAGGCACGCGGATCGCCAGGATGAGCATAGGAGGGTTGTCGTTGTTGACGAGTGTGGGCTCGATAACATCGATCACATGGACAGGAAGTTCCTTGCTGAGCCACCAGAGCATGGCGCCCTTGGATATCTTTGTTCCAAACTTATCGAGCATCGGCATTATCTCCCATTCTTTTTCGGCGATTCTTCTGAATAATACAAGCACATTTTCTGCAGTGACGTTCTCCATTATTCGGATTGATGTAAGTATTCACCTCATTAAAAGCATGACCACGAATGCAATGTGTCTGCCTTGCTTGCCTAGCGCAAAAGTTTTCTCCACGCATAGTATTTTCCCGGCTCGTAACTACTTCTAAATGATCTGGATTTACACAACGTCGATTGCGACAAAGATGATCTAGCTGCTTACCTACTGGAATCCTTCTTCTTGCAATAACTAACCAAGCCACACGATGTGCATAGAATATCTTGCGATGTTTGAGAGTGAATCTACCGTATCCAGTTTTTCCAAGTAAGCCAGTCCACTCCCAGCATCCATTGGGAGAAATAGCCACACGAGCATTGAAATGTTTCTCAATACCCTTACGATCTAAGGGTATTCTTTTAGGACTTATCATCATCTTGAAATGCCTCAGGGTAACGGCGGCGAGCTTCGATGATTCCTTTTTCAAGGTTCCCCGCAAAGAACTGATCTGCAATGAGCTGTTCGACACGTAGGCGCAAGGCGTAGTCATCACGCATGTTGTAGGCAGCCTGACGGCGGGCAGACTCGGATACAGGTCCATACGGGCTCATAATGATTGGAGGTATAGCTGGTTGTTTATTCGTGATCTTGTCGAATGCGTCTGTAACCTTTTTGATTAGATCCATGGGAGTATCCTTTCAATGATTTGACATTGCATGCTTATGCGCTTGCAGCCATTCCCGGTGCTTCGGTTTCCATCACCCTCTGTGCTTCCATTTGTGCTTTCGTACGACGCTTCTTACGGATCACTTTGTCCTTGATCTTCGTTGTGTTGCCACCCATACGTGCTTCCATGATCTCTTTCACGATCGTGAGCGCAACACGTGCTTCATCAATATCGGTTTCTCGAAAGAACTGACAGACTCTACCTATTCTGCTGCCTCGTGCTGCCATGAATCCTCCTTGAATCACTTCCGTTTGAATTTATCCTTCAATATTGCGACTTCCTTCTTGAGTTGTTTCGCTGTGAACTTCGCCCAGCTGACCACACGCTTTTTCGGACTCGGCGGAGGTTCTAAACCACTGCCAGTTCCGTCCGTACGCGGGACATTATCGGTAGTTCCAGTCCAGTGGTGATGCCGCAATCTGGTAATGGCACCTATGTGAATGTGCCCACCGATGTGGCCACCACCCTTAAACAGCACATTGTCAAATGTCATTTGCTCTCCCTGAGAGTATGAAGCCGATAGCCTCCCACCGCTCGGCCCCCACACGGTACCTCTACTCCAATAGGAATGGAGTAGGGGAGCTTGTTATTTACTAATATTTAAAACCGCAGGATTTAGAATTCCTCCAGATTGGTTGGCACGTTCTCCTTCATCACCTATCTGAGTATCCAAGTTATGCCAGAGGCGAAGGTCCTCACCATAAATCCAGCAAGCTGCCAACGTGGATACCGCACAGCCATACATGAATCCTGTGATTCCTTCGGTATCGGCCTCGTGTGAGGTATCCTTGGCAATTGCTGTTAGAGGCTTACCTTCCTCTATTTCTTTCTCCATTAACTCAGCCCAAGCCTTGGCGTAGTCGAATACAGCGCGACCGTAAGGATCAGTGTTGTTGGCGAGTCCCTTATTCCATAGCGCTTCATCTTTTAGTTTCATTTGGACAAACGTCTCCTATTTGATATCAATACGGATCACTTCCTTCACCCAATATCCCGTCACCTTCAAATTGATCTCTGGCAAGGTCTTCTCTCCGCGGCTGGCATGGCCAACGATGAGCATCCGTAAGACCTCGGCAATGCCCTCGGTGACTAGTTGATCGATATGCTCTTCCACTACGCTCATTTGGCCGCCTCAACCATCGGAATATCTTCTATGGTTGTTTCAGTGGTTGATTCGGGTGGCTCGATAGCACGAACTTTGTCGATGAGTTCATCGAAGGTCATTTCTCCCCTACTAACACCGAAGTACCATTTGCTAATCGTCCACCGGAAGGATTTATAAAATTCGCTTTCATTGGGACTCTTGGGATCTATATCCTCGAGCCAAGGAAATCGTTCCGTTGCTTCTATACCCCGATGTCCTTTCTCAATTCCAAATGCCGCCATGCCTATACCGACAGCGCATGATTCAAACGAATAGGCATCGCCCGGTACCTCGATCGTCCTTCCCAGTGCCATTGCATCACTTAGTCTCATCAGAATATCCTTCCCTCTTGCTCTACCTTCTCCACTCCCCGCAGGATCATCAACCGCACCGCTTCCCCTGGGGACTGTCCCAGCTTTACCGCCGCACGATCAAGCCGCGTCATCACGCGAGCGCTGAGCCTTACCGTGATTCGTTCTGACTTCGGTTCAAAGTTTGGATTGCTATCTCGTAGTGTTGGCATGGAATGAATATATCTCCGTCAGCAAGTGGCTGTCAAGTGCTTACCGTGAAATAGATGGCCTCTTGCGTGCGATGCGCTCATTGCGTATGCGTGGTGCGTCCAGTTCAGCGCGGGCTTCGCGTTTAAGTAGAGACTGCGCGTGTTCTAAGTGGTATCTGCGTTCAGCTTGGACGTAGATGGCGCCTACACGCTCGGTGAACTCGGCGATACGAACGATATTGCCTAAACGTTCAGTGAGTTTCTCGCGTTCATGCACAGTACCATCGTCATCCTCAGTTGAGGTAACATCCCGCTCGAACAGATCAGATTCATATTCGATAACGAGATCGGCGATGGATTGTGCTTCATGTGCGAGTAGGCGGATCATTTCAATTTGCCTCACCTGTATCATTGATGAGAGAGATTGGAGTCACCTGATTTTCCGCATCTCTCTGTCTACGCTGGTGCATGGTCAATGAATGGAACTCAACTTCCAGCACATCATCCAGGCTGACTGCGATCACTCCCAGCGCTTCCTCAGTGACCTTGAGCTCCGCATAGCCGATGGTGGCGCCCTCGATCGACAGCCGCACTCTGCGCCGCTTGTCGATGTAGTTGGCCCCACTTTCAATAGCGATTACCCTTGCGATCATGGCTTCCCTCCATTCGCTCTCAGCTTTATGATCCGTTCTCTCGTATCCTCTGCCCATGTCTTACGGTAAGGGAACAACATACTGAGTATCCAAGTCATCATTCGCCTCCCGGCGGGGGATTCCGCTCAAGACTGGGCCTTCGGCCCATGAGCGGGAGTTTATTCCCCAAGACGCAAGCGGAGTTCCAAACCTGATATAATGCAAGTCCCATTGCAAGGTGGTTCGCGGCGGCATCGTCTTGGTTGTGGGTTACTCTCCAGTAGAGCCCACGAGCTCCGATGCCGCCACGAGATCGACTAGGCCGATTTCGCTTTCTTGGGAACTTTATTCGCCATGGTTTCCGATGGAGCAAACTTGGTAACTCCGTAAAACCATTTGCTCCATCCTTCTCCGGTAGCGAAGTAAGTGTCCATCAAATCCTTGGGAACCTCCTTGGTGTAACCACTGGCAGGATCCTTGCGAAAGATGCTCAACAGCACATCGCATGCTGATTCAGTGATCGTGGAAACATCAATCCCACCACCGTCCGACTTCTGGAAGTCCTGATCCTTGTTGAGCGCCTTCTCGAGCGATCCGATCTCCCCCGCCTTGATGTATTCATTCTGCGCCTGACCATCCGGCCACTTGCCGTTCTTATACTGCGCGGCCATGGCCTTGAGCTCCGCCAAGCGCTCATCGTCGAAGAACGCTTCGGCATTGTAATAAACCGAATAGTTCACGTACTTGACCGGGGGATTCTGATCTGCATCCACGACCGCCAGGCAAATTTGCAGCTGATGAATGCCAGGCTTGTCGGTGGCGCGGTCCTGCGTGGTAAAGGTAATGCCATTATTTGGCAGCGTGTAATCCGGTACGACCGATGCCGCATACCACCCACGCTTCCAAGGTTTAATTGGTTGCTGCTCCATGCCTTCTGTGCGTCTTCCCATTGTCTTTCTAACCTCCATTTGAATTTACTTCTAGAAATGGATGGCGGGGATCGTCCAGCTATACTTTCTTAAGCTCTAACCGCGTTGCCTGGTAACAATTCAGGAGCACGGCAGGCGATCCCCGCAGAAACCTTTACTTACTTCCTTGACGCATGGCCACCGAGTCTTCTGCGTTAGGATAAAGAACATCGGCGGCCTTGTTGAAAATATTTGCACTCGTTGGTGGAATGTTCTTCGGAGCGACCACCTCCGTCTTTGCAATCTTCGGTTCCGGCTGGCTCTCCGCTCCCGTTTCCTGGCTAACGGATATGCCCGTACCGAATGCCAGAGCGTGCGACTCCGCGCGCACCATGAGCATATGCGTGCGCCGTGACCACCAGTTTGGGTTATATGGCATGAACCACTCAGTGAACCAGGCGGTATAAACGGAAGGCTCCCCGTCCACTAGGATCGTGCATTCAATGCCGGGATCAAAGTCGAGCTTGAAGTCGATTAGATCCGTCCCACCCTTAGCTGGATTTTTCCTCTGCATCAGCATCCCCGCCGGCCACGGCCGCTCCACTGGCTTAAACTGCGGCACTCCCAGCTTATGACCTTCCTTCTTTGCCAGCTTGAGCTCCCCCTCGAGCGAGATGCCGATCTTCCCACTCGGCAGAATGTAGATTTCACCCTTGTACGGTTCGAGCCCAGTCGCCTTCCAATAGAGAGCCAGCACCAAGGACTGCTCGAGTGATATGAACCCTCCAGAAGGATTCTGAATGGTACGGCTCATAAGGGTCGCCATGGCCATGGGTGAGTTATTGGAGAACTCATAGTCGGTGATACCTTGCAGAGCTTGATTACGATCCTGTGTCATCTGCGTCTGTGCGCTACGCTCCGCTGCCAGTATTCCCTTCACATCATCGGTCATTTTGATTCCTTCCTTAAATCCGCAAGGATTGATTCAGTGGTGGGACGTTTCCAACTACCGGGTTGCATAAACTCTTTTGCCGCCGCCATCGTCTCTTCCCGATTGCACTTTGCACGTTCCTCTACGAGTTTCTCCAGTTCATATTGAACCGCATTGTATTCTTCCGATGCTTTCAGATGGCGCTGGTATAGTTCATCGGAAAGTTCAATCTCGCCGTCTGGTTCCAAATCAACATAGTAGTCCGGCCATCGTTCATCTCTTCCAATGCGTACTTTCATTTCTCTCCTCCATTAAATTCAAATATAACCACCATACTCGGAAACGGAGCGCAGTTAACTGCATCCCCAAACTTCAATCGGCCCTTAATGAATCGAATCTCTGTAGCCTTTGGTAACACAATCTCATGGAACCAGCGTGTATCTGTGCGAGCGGGGAGTAAGAACACTGCAACTTCCGCTGCTAGGCCAAGGAGTAGCCAATTCTTAATACCGGGGCCATATGGTGGATTGCAGAATGCTCGTTTACCACTCCAATGAACAAACAGTGTGGCTAGGCCATTTGTAGTTCCATCTAATGGGCACGGGTCAAAATTGAAATGAAATTCAGCATCCAGTCCATCGTATACATCGGTTGGTGTAGCCCATCGATCTGTTGCCGAACTGAAATGAACTGTAGTATCCATTTTAAGGTTCTATGTAAGAAATTGGTTTGTTCATTTCCACGGCAATCTTTATTTCTGCTTGAACACCAACAGATTCGTTCCATCCATCCATCATTGCTATAAATACCTTGCTAGAAACCGATATGAACTCTCTATCTATCTTTTCCCAAAACTCCCAATTTCGCGGCAATTCCCACACAACCGCTATTGGGTGCATGTGAACTATTGGGGAGAATACAACTTCTCCAGCAGCCATTAATTTACCAACCAGCTTGCAGGTTTCTTTAAAACGCATTTCCATTATCGTCGTGTCTTTATGTGTGTATGGCGTTGCTAGATAAATCACAACGCTACCCTCACAAACTCATCCGCAGCCTTTTTCTGATCGCAAATGGATACGAAGTCACAAGCTGAATACTTTCCTTCACACGCATCCCGATTCATAGGCCAAGGCACAGCATCCCTCACTGTCTGGATATAATTCACCATCTCAGATATGGCCCAGTTCATTTGCTGTAAGAACCGTTCATGCTGAGCGAATACCGCATCGGTTATATCCAGCTCCACCAGATCAGGTTCCGATCCCTTATACGGCCGCACTACCGCTTCGATAATCACCTTCTCAATCTCAATCTTGTTCCTGCGGCACCATTCGAGGTAGAAGTTCATCTGTGGCTTACGGATATTGGATTCTTTCTCTTTCACTTTCCAATCACGGGATACGGGAGTGACGGTCTTGGTGTCGACCAACTTACCGTCAGAGATGCGGTCAATGATGCCGGTACAGAGTACGATATCGTTCTGGTCGCATCGGAATTGGATGATCTTCTCATTCACATTAGCGCGTGTGGAACTAGATTTTTCATGTGCCGTTCCATGATGTGAAAAGTAGTGCGTCGTCAGTTTAGCCAATGAATCCAATCGTTCGTTCCATTTATCGATTTCCTTAGCTGATAGTTGTGCTCGATCAAGAAAGGAATTACGAGCCAGCAAGCCATGAGGATAAACCACGGTAGTGTAAGGAGACTCTTCAGTTTCAAATTTCACCTTCCATTCCGCTTCCGTTTTATCGTACAGAGCCGGCTGTACCGCCCAAGAGAAAGCCTTCTCGTATTCCCAACCCGCCCAGTAAGCGAATGCCATGCGGTGAATGCAGGAACCGAACGCCATAAATACGGAAGGATGGGCGGATGGGCCGAGTAAGTAGGATTGACGATAAGATTCCCTACAATTTGCCCAGGTGGTTAATTGCGATGGAGAGATGTAGATCATTTCTTCTCTATTGCCGCATGAGATTCCGCTATTGCTTTCTCGGCTGATTTTTTATCCTTGCCGAAAACCAGTCTTATAAAATAATCGTGTGACTGTAGACTTGAACGATAGCCAAGCCATTGGTTTTTATTGTTAGCGATAAGTTCAGTTGAAGATTCAAATCCAAATACCAACATGGACATAAAAGAAAACATTGCTGGTCTGCAAAAGATAACTTCTACCCTTCCATCCGGTAACTTGTTTATTAAGTTTTTCGTTTTCTTCATAAGAACCTCACCGAGATGTAGATCACAGTTTTCCCTTCCATAGAGCCCTTGCTAGTGCTACTAAGACTACGCATAATCCAAATAACAACATCCCCAGACAGATCAACATGAAGGAAGCAGCGTAATCGGTCATAGAAACCTCACCGTGATCTCCACTCCCTCATTCCCCGGCGCACACCAATGCTTGGAACAGCTCCCCAACATGGCTCTGTTATCGTCTATGAACAGCAGCCTCTTGATCGCATCCTCTGCCGACTTCACAAGGTTGGAGGTATCGGGATCCTGCCCATGCAGATCGCCAGGATGGATCTTTTTGCAATTCTCAGGATGTAAGCCGACCACCTTGCACATTCTTGATTCCGGTATGGGAAAGCTAAAGTACATGCTCTCTTCCACAAACCCTTCATAAGGCTGGAATGCCGCTCCCGCGGCCGCCTGTGCCGCCAACGCCACCGTCTTCTCCCACCGTTTCACATGCGCCTTCATATACTGATGACCGCCCTTGGAGAAGCCATAGGTTTTACCGATCGGAACGCCTAGGACGAAAAATGTGAGAGAGTTCATAAGATCGGCGGGCGCCCTCTTTTGCCGGCTTTCCATGGTTCGCACCCCAGCGCCTTCCTCTTTCGTTCCCTCTCCATCTTCCGGTGCTTACCGCACATGCTCGAACCCTTCGATTTCACTCCACAGAAGATGCACAACCCAAGCGCGCGCCGCATGTCCCTGCGAGTTCTTAACGCTTTCAGATATTGTGGTTTCACCATACGGGGAGAGTTATACGCCTAGACAAGAATATCTGTCAAGGGGAATAACAGGAAAATAGGAAAATAGTTGAGATAGCTGTGGATAACTGCTGATAGCCGCATAAACATTGAGTATTAGTACATAACGTTAGTCCATTTTGTCTGTTGACAAGCCTTGGATAGGGTGTAGAGTGTTCCCGGTATCAACGTGCGGTCGCAAAGGGGCGGGGGCGCCGCGAACGCTCCCGCCTTCACTCTTTCGCGGGAGAGTTCCATTGGATGAGCCTAAATCAACGCCAGCACTGCAAGTTGTGGCTGGTGGCATCAAGCGCAACCTACCGATTTCCCTCCAGCAGCTCCTCAATAAGACATTCGATGAGAACATAAATGCCATCATCAGTTGTGGATTGCTCAACAAGGGCTCTCTGATGATCCTCGCCGGCCCTCCCAAGTCCTATAAGAGTTTCATCTTCAACTCATTTTGCTACCACCTGGCGACAGGGACGCCCTTATTTGGCGTTACCAAGGCGGTACGGGAAAAGGAGCGGACTCCCACGTTCCTGGTCAATGGCAGCAAGCGAGTTCTCATGCTGGAGCAGGAAATAGGCGAATACGACCTGCAAATACGATTCCGGCAACTACTGGCAACCCTTCCTTCTCCCGAGCGGACCTTATGCCTGGAAAAGATATTCACCCACAGTTGTGACCACTCGATGCAGCTCGACACCATTCCCGGCCGTGATCACATCGCCAAGTTGATTGACAGCGTATCGCCAGATGTAGTGGCCTTCGATCCCTTAATTGAGTTCCATACCGGGGATGAGAACAGCGCCCAGGACATGAGTCGCGCGATGCATGGGCTTGACTGGCTGCGCGAGCGGTTCGAGTTTGGCAGCATGATCAGCCATCACACTGCGAAGCCACAGAAGGATTCCGACCGGATCGGCCCCGACAACCTCCGAGGATCCTCCGCGATCTACGGTAAGGGTGACACCTTCATTATGATTCGTCCCTCCGGCAAGAACATTCCCAAGGGTCAGATCCGGGTAGATTTTACCCTTCGCCGCGGCAAGCCCATTCATCCCCTCTACCTGAAAGTGAATACCGACACCCTCAAAACCGAGTTTTGCGAGTGGGTAATTGGGGGGTAAAAAGTATTCGCTTTTCTTACGCGGTACTACGGCGCGGAGCACAGGAACTGGTACTAGGGTGGTCCGCGCCTTAAGATGCCTATTATTATGAGATAGATAGAAGGGCGCGGAGCACAGAATAATTCCCCCTATATAGGAAAGGGGGCTGAGGTCCGCGCCCTAAATGATGGTTTCAAAAATGAGGGCAATGAGACTGAAAATTGTGAGCACTGCCGTCCATAAAAGGAAGCGGGCGATCTGTCGGCTGCTCATAGTGCCGCCACGAGGCCGAGCAGTGCGATCAGCCAGCACAGGCTGCCCAGTACAGGTTTATAGACCGCGAACAACAGCACTCCCAGCACACCGAATACGATGAACACCAGCATGATTTACCTCCTCTTCACTTGATTGCACCAATAACGGGCATTACCTGTATTGCGTTTACCTGCCTACCTTGCATATCCTCTCAGATGGAGGCATCCCATCCGATGACCTGTCCAAACTGTCCTCACCTGCTTGCTCTGCACGATCACGATGGCTGTACGCTCGTCCTGTGCCAATGCTCGACGCGCCCGCCGCGGTCGGTCCCACCGTTCCATCCCCCGGCCGAATGGGAGCTGGATGCGCTACTCGCGGAAGCGCACCGCCGTACGCATATCACCAGGCACGCTAGGGTGCCCGCCAGCACATCCGCTGGGCGCCTGCCAGTACAAAGTGGCTACCGGACCCAGCGAACGCTCTGAGAGGCTCTAATAGCCTAATGGGCCCCTATAGCCTGATAGAACGAAATAGACAGCCCCTGCCAGCATTACCAGCGCGCCGACCACCCAGGCAGTCTCCTGAATGGCTGCTCCATGCCTATACCACCACAACCGCCGGCGGATCGCCCGCTGCTCGTATTCGCGTTCATATTCGAGGCGCAGCTCGCGTTCTTCTCGATCTTCCAGTTCCAGTTCGTATTCGATCATTGTGTGACCTTCCTCTCTTGGCACAGTTAATGGAGTCAAAACATCTCCAAATCCATTGTCTCTCATAATCTTGCGACCACGTTCTATGATCCTGCGTTCTTCTTCACGATTCATGGCTTATTCCTTCGCCACCATCCGCGCGACGATAGCGTGCACTTCATCGTCAATCGCCTGCGCCACAGAGAAGTCCAAGCTACGTGCGGCTTGGTTACGCGCTGCCCCCAGCAGCAGGACAAGGAAGTCCATTTCGGATAGCGTCATCACTTTACGATTGATGGGAATAGGTTTCATGATTCACCCTCGCAGCAAGCCTTCACAAACGATGTAGGACACACCCATTTATACTCTGTTTCCGTTCGCGTGATCGTGGGAGCCTTCCAGTATTCCCGATCCACAACCTCGCGGGTTCCTGTTTTAACGCGCGTGCACACCTGATAATGCCACCACTCAACTTTCAAGGTGATAGGACCGAATTTACGCTCCAGCCCAATGGTATTGCGCTTGTTAATCTTGCGGCACTTACCGAGCATTTTTGCGTGGTCGCCAATTTCAGATGTGGGTACCTTGGCCCCACGTAGAAAGGTAATTGTTTTATTCTTGGGTGGAACGTAGAAGTCAGGATTAGATTCCAGGAAGTCCGCCAGGTCCCGCAATCCTGCAATGAAGTTGTTTCGACTCATGGCTTACCCTCGTTGAGCATGTCTCTAATCATCTGCGCGTGCAGCTGCCGCACACGATACAGTGTCGCCTCATGCCCTGTGAGTTTTTCAGCTTCCGTTATCGCTGCGTCCAGCTCGGCCAGCTCCCGCTCGCATGGTTCCGGCTCATTGACTTGGCTCCAGTCCTGCAACTGTTGAATATGCGGATCGTCATTCATGGCTATCCTCCATTCGAGCAAAGGGAATGTCAGATAAGGCAGTTTCTTCGATGTGCCAAATGCCACCATTGACGCGCCATTTGCGAAATACGGTGCCATCTTCCCTTTTAGTCCACCGTTCTTCGATTGTGACGCGCGGATCGTCTTGACTGTTCATGGCTTCCTCCAGGGATCACGTTCTTTTGGATATGTCATCGCATTAACCCCCATCCTAGAATAGCCACGCTCACACCCCACGCAGCCCACAGCAGGAAACGTACGCGGACAGATTGCGCTCCGTTGCTTCCGCTTCGTTCGCTCATCGCGTCACCTTCCCGCCATTCGGCCCACACTCACCAGCGATGTAGGCCAGCCAGCGTTTGCGGTTGAAACGTGGGTTCTGCGACTGGCAGAAGTCGGCCAGCACGTTGATGTTTTGCAGGCTGAAACGGTATCCCTTCATTGTAGAATCATTTTCGGCAGTTCTGTTTGCATCTTTAATTCGATCCGCCAGCGCAATAAAGTGTTTCTTAGTCATGTCGCATCTCCTATCGTGCATCCCGTCTTCCCCGCGCGGGTTGCGGTAGATGTCAATCCTTCTTATCCTTGCGAGCTTCGATTTCAGCCAGTACGTCCGTGTTAAACCAATCTTCTAACTTTCGGCACGCAGCTTTATAATTCTCTTCACACTCAGCCATTGCCTTTTCAAATTTAGATTGAATGATGTCTACACTTTCTGTCACCAAGCTATACATTTTTCCATTGTCAATCCTTGCAATTGGCCTATGGGTATTCGATAATTCCGCGTGGCCGTGCTTGCTCGTCACACGCCAGAACGTATAGCGAAATGGCGGTTTAACTTTCATTGATCTAGGCACGAGGCTCCACGTTGTGTGAACTGACGCAGATAGCTTGCATCGTGGCATCCCCACGCGCCCGTACCGCGATTGCGAAACTGCGCGATGCGTTCTAGGTAACTGTCACATTGTTTTCTGCCGGCAATGGGAACACGCAAGCTAATACGGATGTGTAGTGCTTTGCGGAATTGGCGATACCAGACTTTTGCGTCCGTTGAACTGTCTACAGCGCACGCTTGCAAACGTGGTTTCACATAGGAAAGGTAATCGCCTACAAGCTGGTATTCGCGCCACGGCGTCAGTCGCACAAACTGACGTTCGTTATCAGCGCGACATTCCGGGCAGTTATTGTGACTAATGTGCTGCGCGATGTGTGCTTTGTGTCCTACAGATTGCATGTTCCATCCCTCCCAATCGGCCAGTTAATCCAGCCTATCGTTCGCGTCCAATATTCCCGTTGACCACATCCCGATACAAATCTTGATCCTCGTGAAACACTGACAGCGCGTACAGTTCAGCCTCAACAATCTTTTCCTCTGTCCACATGGGAGCGGTGCATCGTTTGCGAATATCGGCCCGCACCGCATTATCGGACGTTGAAACGTGCATACGTCCTACCAGCCAACTAATCTGTCCTTTGGGTATGTCCATGTTCGTGCCCTCCAATTCGAGTTAGGCCATCAATCCAGCCTAGTCTGCCCACCGTAGCGGGCAGAATGCGCGGGACTAATCCCACTGAATCAATTCATACTTGCCATTGGACACATCCGCACGCGCAGCCGGATGGCAGACTCCAATACGCTCAAACTTGCCAGTGGTCTTACGGCGAGCGGACACCACGTAGTACGAACAGCATTCTTCTTCGACTAGCGTAAAGCGCACCTTGCGTGCTTTCGCCTGTCGCGTACGTCCTAGTGACTTTCCCTCTTTAACATTCGCATCATAAGCAGCATGTTCACTTGTATTGTCCATTTGCGGCCTCCATTTCATCGGTCCAATACGCAGACGCTACAGCATCCTGTAACTTAGCGCGTTGGTTGTTCCGCGCACGTGCGGCCTTGGAATCAGAATACGTATACTTGTTGCCGTGTTCAGCCTCAAAGAGTTTTAGTGCGGCCTTGGCTTGCTCGAATACTTCACGCTGCGTACGTCCTAGTTTGGGAGTATTCACTGTGCACCATCCTTGGCCACGCCATCGGCACACTGACTGCAACGATTATTGGCATAATGCACAGTCATTCCAAGGTAACGGTCAATCTTCCCGCTAGGGAACAATTCACCGCACAGACAGTAGATCAACCCTTGAATAACTAGAGCTTGCCTCTGCGCTTCAAGTAAGCGGGCATGAGCTTGTTGGAATGCGACAAGTGTATTCATGGCCGCACCACGCCATCGGGCACGTATTCGACACGCTGTACTGGATTCTTACAATACTTCCCGTGGTGCGAACGATAGATGTGCATGCAAACTGTCTCGCCACACTTCTCACAGGACTTGGAATCCCGTGTGCCGAACATACACATAGAACATAGACCACTGAGATATTTAGGCAATGTGTGCTTTAGCGTTTCCATTGCGTTCCCTCCAGTTCAATTTGAATCTACTCCACTGAGCGCACCACGCGGATGCGCTCTAGCAGTAGACTCAGGACAGGTAAAGAATGGCGTCCTTATCGCCAGACACGAGCTCGTCATAATCCGGCTGCAATTGTGGTATTTCAGAATCTTTGACAAGGTCGGTTAGGCTGAACTGGTGAACACCAGACCAACACAGTTCGTCAAGGTAGGTTTCAATCGTGGTATCTTCATCGGAATCGCCTTGCAGGGCATCCTTAGCCGCATCGCGCATAGCCGACATAGCGGCCGTACGGACCTTGTGCGCGTCATTGCCGACAATGCGCGTGAATGGATCATTGTCGCGCCACCAGCATGCAGCCACGAACACTGTCACATCCTTTACTGTCTGTTTCGTTTGCATCTTGTTACCCTCCAGTTCAGATTGACTACTATGTCTGCCATATGCTGACAGTGCGATTCTGCCATTATGCATTATTCTTGTCAATAGTTAATTGATGTTATAGAGAATATAGTTGGAATGCGACGTGCTTAGAGATACGCATATGGGTAGAAAGGTTACCAAAGAGAAAAACATTTCCATAGTGGTCCGATGTTACATAACTACCCAGATGGGATAGTTTCGTTACATCCACCATATATGGTAGTTCTACCGTATGTGGTGGCGCATAGTCCGAGTACATTGTCCGCGCATGTGAACTGGCGACGAGGAGCACATACCTACACTCGGGATCACGCGCTCAATGCGCCTACGCATACACGCGCTCACTGCGCCGACAATGCTCATTAATAGGCTAACGGTAGGCGCTGTCCGCGCATAGGCCAGCATAGTCGCTGAGTTGTCCGTATCCCATAGAGAGTGATGACGGAGACGTGCTATTTCCCTGTGCGCTCATTTTTTATTTTTTTACATTTTTCTGTATATTTTTTCACATTCAATATTGACTTTCCTTAATTGATAGTGTATATAATATGGATTATGAATAACGAGGTGGATCCGATCGATTGCATTGTGCAGGAGCTGACCGGCATGGAGCCGGAAGCGTCCACGGAACCGCCGCAATCAACTGATTACACATACCTTTACGATAGATTGACTACTCTAAAGACGCACCAAGCGTCCATTACCCGTGACATCGCCAGCATTGAATATAAACTCGGCATCTCGAAGGATGCGCGGACGGAATGGAAATGCTTACGCTGCCATCATCGCTGGCAAGGTGGCTCCCTTCCGCCTACTCGCTGCCAACGTTGCAAATCACCATGCTGGTTCAAAGCGCCGCGCACCATGCGCGATCGCCATCCAGAGGATAAGCCTGCCAAATCTTGGTACAAGCCAACTGGGCGCCCTCGAGGTCGTCCTCCTGGGACTCCTAATAAACGTGTCTATTTTGCCACACCTGTCGAGGTTCCCACTCAGCCTGGGCCATCGCAGCTTCCACCGCTGGACCTGCCGCGACTGGGAAATGCGCCCGCGGCGCGCGCGCCGGCTAACCTTGCTGCTTCGGCAGCATCTCTACCTCCTCTACCAGCTCCATCCGTACCCTTGCCGGCGCCTACGTACGAGTATCATCTCTATTCGTCACCCGCGCGACCGCTTGCCGAACGCTTGCGCCAACTCTCACAGGAACCGCCGCAACCGGAACATTCATCCAGTTTCAGTGATGAATATATGAAAAGCGCAATAAAAGAAGGCAATCGTCTAATCGCCGAGGAAATTATTCGCATTGGTGGAGTTTCTGATGAGCCGCCTGCACAGCCTGAATCATTCGGACCTGGCCAGCTATATTCCAATCCACCTGCTTATATCCAGAACGTAGAATCCCCAACCGAGGTTACTGATGAGCCCGTCAACATTGAAACCGTCGTCGAAGGGTGGGATGCGCGCATGGAAGAACGACCGTCCGACCTTCCCGACGTCCCAGATCCCCTCTCCGACGACCTACCCGACGATACCGATCGCAGCGACTAACTGTTCCTGGTCCCTGCGTTTGCTCATCTCCAATCGTTGGGAGCATTGCTGGCGTGCCATCTGCACTGCCCATGCGCGCCGCTTCCACGATCCCACCGCCCATCTCCACGCCCTGCGTGAGCTCCATGCCCAGCGCATCATTGCCCTTACGCGCGCCGACATCCGTCAGAAAACTATCTTCCGTTTCGATCTCGACTCGCCCACCATCTCCGATGAAGAGTTCCAACACGAACTCGACTGGGCCGTCAAGCGCCGCATCATGTATGCCGAGCATGGTAGAATCCGCAAAGTGAAAGGGAAAATCGCACAATGCCAACCAATAACGAACGCATCGCCAACACCGCTCTAAGCGGAGGTGAAGTCAAGCAACTCATCCGTGCCGACTGCGACACTCTGCTCGCTGCTGAGGGCATGCTCTCCGATTATGTCGCCTACGGCCGTATGGGTTACCGCCTCACCCTCGCTCTCTACATCGATAACCCACATCACCCGCGCTCGGAATCTCACATCGTTTCGCGCCCGCATGCTACCGCTGAGATTGCTATCAACCCTCCACTCGCCGCGGTGGAAACGCCTCCCCTCACATCGCCATCAGAGGAATCCGCTATAGGTGCAACCTCTCTCTCGCGCAACATTTCCTCGCCCAATGCGGAGCGACTGCGCGCCAACCTACCCATTCCCGTCGCCGTCCTTCAGCAAGACGGCACAACCATCATCAACATGGTTCGTTATCCCGCCAATGCCAACGTGGATCCGGGTGATATTGTGATTGATGATGTGACGGAAGCTGCCCTGGCAGAGTGGAAGCGCTGATGGCTCTATTCGCCAGTCTGCGTGCCGTTGTCTACTTCCGCCGTGGCGTACGTGCGCTCGAGCGCCTAGCCGATGCGACCGAATCCCTCGCACGCATTGCCGAATCGGATCACAAAGTGAAGACAACTGTGCGCAAGCCGCGTCCCACTGAGTTCTTTCAAATGGACACCAAGGCTGCCGAAGAAATCTATGAACGTGACCGTGCGGAACGGGAAGCTGAGTTAAGCTGATGATCTATAATATCTACACGAGGTTCTGGGCAGAAATAGCTGATATGTTTAAGGTGTGTAAGCCGATTAGAAACTTTGCCCTAGTGAGAGTACATAGATATCTCAAATGGGATTTTGCAGATCCAAGAAATAACTGAGCCATGGATAGACGCAGATTCTTATCGCTCACAGTAGGCGGTATAACCGCCGCCGCAGCGGTGCGCACATTTCCATTCCGTGTGTTCAGTTTTCCATCCGATATTGTCATCCCGGCCGTCCACGAATCAACATTCGATGCAATCAATACAGCTACATTGGAAGGGCTTCGTGAAGGCGTATGGATGGATACCTTTTTTGTTGATTCTGCTTGGATAAAGCGAATGGCCGCAGATATAGGGTTAAGCTGATGAAATACAATGAAAAAGAGTGGCAACTTGAGCTATGGAAGGTAGTCATTGCAGGTTGTTATGATCGAGTGGAAAAAGGAATCGCCACTGAGAGAGATAAGATTTACATAGAAGCATGGGAAATGGCTGAAGATCATCTTGCCGAAGCTCCTGTTGTCATTGATCGTCCATTCTTTGAGTTAATGAAAGAGAAGTGGTCATAATCCATGGACCGCCGCGCTCCCATTACCCGTGATCTCTACCACAAAGCTCTCGCCAAACTCCTCGTCACGCCCACCGATGTCCAGCAGGCCCCACGCGTAACGCCTGACCTGCGTCGCATCTGTGCCGCCATTGCTGAATCTCCCATGAACATTCCTTCTGACCCATTCTATTACCTTGCCGCATCGCCCGATCCAGACGCGCGCCGTATCCTCAATGCGAGAGAAAAACTCACTCCCGGCCAGCGTAAACTCGTTCCCATAGAAGCGCTCTGCCTCTCGGTCAACGTCGCTCCTCATCGCGTACTCGAGATGGTCACTGCCGCTGCCGTGCGTATCGGCGCCCAAGGTGATCGCATCGTTGCCGCGGTATCCCATATGGGTGTCGTTCAACACACTGTGAAGATGGCCTTAACTCCCATGGGAATCGCCGACCGCATGGCCCTGCACAAAGCTACCGGCTTTATCGAGTCCCCCAGGGGTGCGCATACCACGGTGAACGTAGCAGCCAGTGCGCGTGCCGACGCACAATCCAGTCCTACTGTGCAGAATGCTATCGTCGCCGCTCCACCACCCGAGCGCACCATCCGCACTCTTGTCGATCGCTTCAATGAGCGCCGCGCCGCCCTTACGCCGGCCCCTGTGCGAGAACTGCCTATGCCAACCGATCCAATTCTGCCAACCGATCCAATTCCCACCCGCGAAATAGAAATGGTTCCCATTGAAGACGAAGACGAATAAATGTACGCCCTCAATAAAATAAGAGAGCGCATCCACGAAGCTGAACTCATCTACCAGCGTTCCTTCGAGCCTCACACTCCCGCCGAGATCGACGACTTCGAACGTCACCTCGTTGCCTCGAACATGTACGTTTACGACTCTTACGGCAAGCCTACTTCCACGCAGAACCTCACCGAGTTTGAGTCGGACTGGATGCTCAATGAACAGGTCCTGATCCTGTGTGACGCATCCTACTTTCTCACCCGCTATGCTTTCCTCAAGGATGAAGAGAACATCATCCACCGTTTCTCCTTCCGCGTTCCCCAGCACATCCTCTACGAAATCATCTGCGACCTTGAATCGCGCGATGCCGCCATCGAGATTATGATCCTCAAGGCGCGCCAGCTGGGCTGTTCTACCCTCATCGAACTCTTAATTGCTCATAGAGTAATCTTCTCCTACGGCATCAACGCCATCATCGGTAGCGCCGACCAAACAAAAACTGGCCTCATGGGCAACATGCTCTTCCTCGCCTACGACATGCTGCCACGATGGCTGCGCCCTGACTCGACGCGTCGAGTGGAATCCGACCGCGGCATGTTGGTATTCGGCCACACCGCATCCGGCGTATCCTTCCAGCACGGTGCTCAGACTTCTGGCATTGCGCGCGGCACCACACCTACCATCTACCATCTCTCTGAATGCGCATCTTTCACCAATGCCGCACAGCAAATCGAAGCGTCTCTATTCAAGGCGGTTCACGCTTCTCCCAGCGTATTCGGCGTGCTTGAATCCACCGGCGAGGGTGACAAAGGCTGGTGGCCAGACACCTGGCGGCACGCCAAAGCCAACTGGTCAGACAATCGTTCGCGTCTCTGCCCTATCTTTCTGCCATGGTTCTGCGGCGTAGACATCTGGCCCACACCCACTTGGCGCCGCACTCATCCTGCTCCACCAAGTTGGCGTCCCACCAAGGAAACGCGCGAGCATGTCGCCAAGGCGGAACTCTACGTGCGTTCCAATCCCCTGCTTGAGCGCCATCTCATCAACCACCAGCGTGCCACCGGTGAACTCTCCACCGACAATAAATACCGCATGCCTTCCTATCAGCAATGGTTCTGGGAGGTCGATCACGAAGAACACAAGAACAAGGGTATCGAGTCTATTTTCCTACAAGAAATGGCAGGTGATGATGAAGAAGCGCTCCAACGCAGCAGTGAATCCGTCTTCGGACACGAGACGATCCAGTTACTCGACGACCATCGTATTCGAGACTACCGAGTATACGGTCTATCCGGCCAGTCCATTGAATCCGCTCACGAACCTCCCACGGACGACATTGATTATGATTTGGAGCGCATCCCCGTTCGCTACTCCTCCATGCGCGCAGAAACCTACCGTTGGGAACTGATTCCACTGAGATTCTCGACTCCCTTAAATGAATCCGTTCCCGAGGATGCTTCCGGTAAGCTAATCGTCTTCCACCCACCCACTCCCGGCGTTACCTACTCCATTGGCGTGGACACATCGCAAGGCAAGGGTGCCGACTCCACGGTCATCTCCGTCTGGTCAGTCGGCGAGGGTACTCAGCAAGATCAGCAATGCGCTGAGTTCGCTTCTCCCTATGTGAACCACGTAGAAGCATTCTCCTTCATCCTCTGCATCGCTGCCTACTACGCTCAGTACATGGAGCAAGGTGTCACGCGTTGGAAAGAACCTCTGGTTTCGATCGAACAATTAGCCGCTGTAGGCGACACCGCACAGAATCAGATGAAACAAATGGGCTACAAGAACTTCAATCGCTTCTCACGTTATGATGGTAAGAATCCCGCTAAAAGTAAGCGCATGGCGACCCGCAATGGCTGGTTCACTACTGCCTGGTCACGCCCACTTCTTCTTGTCAACTACATCACCTGCGCTAAAAACAACTGGTCGCAGATCAATTCTCCCTGGCTGATCAACGAAATGAAACATTTCGAGGTCCACGTGACCGCTACCGGCAAGGAAAAGCTCGAGCACGAGGAAGACGAGCACGATGACCGCATCTTCGCGGCCGCCATCGCCATTTTCTGCCCGCATGACATGGATAAACTCGCATCGCGCTCTAATAACCGCCTAACCGAACTCGTCTCCGCCCCTCCTATAGACCTCTCACCCTATCGCGGCCAAGTCATCACCCAATCCCAACTCCGTAACTCCTCTGAACTCACCCTCAACGATCTCATTTACACAAATCGACGTCGGTGATATACAGTTTCCACGCATGAATATCGTCTATCCGCAGCCGAAAGAGATTCGCACGATCGAAACGGTCACCACGGGTCCCGCTGGACCGATAGGACCTGCCGGCGATCGTGGTGAACCTGGAATGCCAGGAGTCAGAGGTATATCGGGCAAGGATGGCGAGCGCGGCCCGCGCGGATTCACTGGCGATCAGGGCCTTCCCGGCAAGGATGCTCCCGTCCACATCCAATACATGACCTATCTGCTCCTGATCGTTCAACTTCTTGAAATTGTTTACTTGGCGACTCGCTAATGGCCAACTCCATCCAGAAGAATCCCAATGGCCCTCTCTGGCCGCTCGGTTTTATTGCCGTCGTTACTCCCGGCACGCCCGTCTCGTTCATGTCTCTGGTAGATCCCACGAACGACAACGCGCCCGACGCTCCCACCTCCACAACTTCCGCCGAATACACTCCACGCTGTCAAGAGTTCATCATCACCGCTCAGAAACCCGGCGCAGCGCATGGCACGCAACTCAATACCGGCAACGTGTACATCCTCATTGCACCGACGCCCACCGGTTCAGGCAACCGCGACGACATGGGCTCGCTCATCCTACCCATGGTCCCCGGCGCGGTTTTCTTCCTCTCCTCCGCCTTCATCAACCTGAACGTATGGTCGCCCTACAAACTCCTCGTAGACGCCGACAACGCCGGAGATGGCGTGCTCGTAACCATGGTTATCCAGTAATCCAATGGGCATAACCGACTACATCGCACCGGGCGGCAGCGGCGGCGGTGGAACGCAAGGTCCCCAGGGACCGCAGGGACCGCAGGGTACGAATGGTGCCGCTGGCGCGCAAGGACCGCAAGGCGTACAGGGAGTCCAAGGAGCAACTGGATCGACTGGTTCAACTGGACCTCAAGGGGCGCAAGGGTCCACGGGAGCCCAGGGTTCTACGGGCGCTCAGGGCGCAACGGGATCAACTGGCGCGCAGGGTGCTCAAGGTAGTACTGGCGCGCAGGGCGCAACGGGCGCTCAAGGTGCGACTGGTTCACAGGGGGCCACCGGAGCCCAAGGCGCTACAGGGGTGCAAGGTGCAACCGGAGCGCAAGGCAGCACAGGCGCTCAGGGCGTACAAGGCGCACAGGGCAGCCAAGGTTCTACCGGAGGAGTCTCGCTCCTCTATACCTTCAGCACTACAACCACCACACCAACTTCCAATAACGGTCAGATCCGCTTCAACAACGCAACTTTTGGCTCGATCACGCACGTCTATATCACCCGCCAAGATCGCAACACAAACGATCTCACTGCCACACTCGCGCTCATTGTAAACGGCACCACACTCGAAACATTCCAAGAATCCACGCCCGCGACTTTCGCAACTTTCAGCGTGACCGCAGCCTCGCAGCAAACCAACTACTACGATTACACTGTCACACCACTCTCGGGCGCGATTCTCACAAACAATGCGAACTCTGCCGCCAGCTTCTCCGCTACCGGTCCACAAGGAGCACAGGGAGCGACCGGCGCACAGGGAGTTCAAGGTGTGCAAGGTGTGCAGGGAGCAACCGGTGCTCAGGGTGCGCAGGGGGCCCAAGGTGTGCAAGGACCACAAGCCGCCGGTAACGCAGGCGACACAAAAATCTCCGCCATGTCTTCTGGCTTACCGGGCACTCTTTCCGATCAACTCGTCATCGCGCGCAGCGGTTCCAACTTCAATCTTCCATCGGCGGCATTCTTCGTGCAAGGCGCTCAGTTCTCCGCCACCGCCACTACTCCCACTTCCATTCAAGGCTGCCAAACCACGGCCGTGCTCGCTGCATCTGCGACCTACCATTTCAATGCCATCATTGGCGTGCAAGGTGTGGGCATCCAAGGCTACCAGTGGGGATTCCAATGCACGCAATCCGGCGCCCACCAAGGCAGCGCCATGAACGTAAAAGTCAGCATGGGACCGCAAGGAACGGTTGCCGCCGCCACAGGATTCCAATCCTACTTAGCTGTTGGCTTTGGCATCCAAGGCGCGCAGGGCGGTGGTGCGGTCGGCAATAGCTGGATGGAATGTGATGGTGTCTTCACGACCAATACCGTCGCGGGCAGTGTATTCGGTATCCAGATCCAAGGGAAACAAGCCACCGTTACGCCCGCCATCCTCGCCAATTCCTATCTCAAAGTGGAGCGTATCGCATGACCACCAACACAATTCAAAAGCAGATCCGTGAACTGAAACGTATCTTCCGCGAAGCGTTCAACGCCATGTTCAAAGGAATGTAAGGAGAGAACCAAAGATGGCAAAGACAACTCTATTCTCCCGCACCTCGCAAACTCTCGCCATCGGCTCATTCGCTTCTCCCAATCTCGTTCTCTCAGCCAATCCCTTCGACATCATCCGCATGACCTTCACTCCTACTGGAACGGTCGCTCCCAACTTCACCATGAAGGTAGGATTCTACCGTCTCGATTCCGGTATCTTCGTGCCGATCGCATCCGTCACCGCCGATGCTGGATTCGCCACTGGAGGACCGCAATATCTCCAGTTCGGCGCGCAGCCTGTCGTGGGACAGACCATACAAGCGCAGCTTGTCATCGCTGGAAGCGCAGTCACCACCGCTATTCTCATCGAGGGTGGGTTAAGTTCAGACTTCCCCAGATAACAAATGGCCACCAAGCTCTTTATGAAACAGTTCCAGTCCTCCGCCAATCTGACCAATCAATTTGCGTCCAATCCAACTTACAGCTATGCCAGCGTGACCGCTCAAGTTCTCACCTTCATCACTTCCATTACCAATACCGTCGCATCCGGCACAAAAATTCAATGTACCAAGACGGCCGGCGGAGCCATCCTCCAGTTTATTTCTCCTCCCTTAGCCGCAGCCGTCACCATCTCAGGCACCATTACCAACAACTGCTGGGCACTGGAATCGAACAACCTCGCCAATGCCGGAATGCGTTGCATTCACTCTCGTTGGTCAGACGGAACCGTCATCTCTGATACTTCTAAGGGCGTTGAACTCACCACTTCCGCCGCAGTTCAGAACTGGACTGATGCTGCCCCCACCTCCACCATCATCGGCGTCAACGACCGCATTGTAATCACCTGGTATGTCACCAACGTCGGCACGATGGGTGGCAGCCAAACCGTCACCCTCGACTATGGCGGCAAGACCGCAGCCGCTGACGGTGATACCTGGGTGCAATTCACCGAGAACATAACCTTCCAGACCGAAGCGGAGCTGGTTCAGTTTGCCAATCAAGTATTCACTTCTGTCAGCGGAAACACAGTCGCTGCATCTCTCCCCGGAATCAGCGCTGCGGGAAATCTCCTTGTGGTCAGTGGAGGCTTATCCGTCCAATCCGAAACGATGACCATCGCCGATGATAAAGTGGACACCTTCACCGGATTTCCCGGCAATCCCACCAACTGGGGCTCTGTACAGCGTGAATACTTCTGGTACGCGCAAAACATCATCGGAGGATCAGCCACCACTGTCACCTTAACCAAATCCGCATCGAACACCAACGGTCGCGGCGTATCCGTCGCAGAATATGGAGGCATGGCCACCAGCGCATTCGATGCTTCTCCATCCGCGCCTAACACTGGAACAGGTACAGCCATTACCAGTAACCTGACTGCGGTTACAGCCGTTCCTTGTGAACTCATTGTCTGCATTGAAGACGACTTAGGTGTCAGCGTCAGTGCGGGAACCAACTTTGTGAAACGACAGACCAACGCAGAAGGGCAATGCATGTTCGATCGTAGCGTGCAAGTGGGAGCTGCCTACCAAGGACTCGCAACCTTAACCACATCTGTCGCCTGGATTATGCACGTTGCCACCTTTAAATGGGCAGTTCAGCCAGCCGCAGGTCACATTCAAATGGAAAACAGCCTCACTGGTGGTATCGCACAGGAATCCACCGGAGACATTTCACTTGAGTACTAGCATCCCTGGATGGATGAGCGAAAAAGAACTCGCCTGGCTGGCTGACACTGCCAAGGGATATTTCTCTATTGTGGAAGTCGGCTCATGGCGTGGCCGCACAACGAAAGTTCTTGCCGACAACACGCGCGGGCATATCTTCGCCGTGGATACCTGGGACGACAATGCGATCGGATATGAAGACAGCTGGACCGTCGCTGACCGTGAACTCGAACTCTACTCGCGTCCTGACTGGCTCTTGCAAGAGTTCCAATACAATTTGCGCGACCATCTCGGCGGCAAGCTCCTAGCGCTGCGCATGACTTCCAAGGCCGCAGCCAGCCTGCTCAAATCGAACATGCTAACCTTCGACATGATCTTTCTCGATGCAGACCACTCTTACAACTCTGTGTGTGAGGACATTTTCACATGGCGACCTCTCCTGCGCCCGACCGGACTCCTTTGTGGCCACGACTTCAACGATCCACGTTGCCCAGAAGTAGCCGCCGCGGTGCGCAGCCTTATCCCCGATGCACGAGTAGCCTGCGATACGATTTGGTGTGCTCAGTGAGATATTCCATAATCACACCAACCGTCCTGCGCGAATCTCTACTGAAATGCTGCGAGTCAGTCGATCGTCAGACAAATAGCTCGTGGGAACATCTCATTATGGTCGATACGGAACTCTCGACCGACATCCTCGTTCGCATCGAACATCCGCAACGCCGCATCATCCGTTGCGATCGTCCACATCGCAATTGGGGCCATACCTGCCGGCATAACGCCTACTCTCTAGTTAAGGGTGATTACATCTACCATCTAGATGACGACAACGTATTTGCCGATGACAATGTGTTGAGAGACATGAAGTGCGTCACATCTGACTGGGCACTCTTTCCCATTGACCATGCCGATCCACAATTCGGCAAGCACTTCTTCAATGATCCACCGGGAATAATGAAAGCGGACACTGGAAGTATCTTAGTCAAGCGTGGGATTGCTCGCTGGCCAGACCTGGATCGCTATGATTGTGATGGCGTGTTCATCGAGCAATTAGTCAAGCAATTCCCTAATTACCAAGTGTTTCCAGATATGCGTTCGATTATGGTTATGGGAGCATCCGGCAGTGTACTAGTCGAGGTGAAGTCTGGCAACCGTGTGAGCATCTACACTGCTTCACATTCCAATGCTTACCTGCGCGATACCTACGATTCCATCAAAGATCAAGACTTCCACGAATGGATCATCGCTTACAACAACGGTGGCGTGCCCACCAACTTTGGCGATTCACGAGTCAAGCCAATGGTTCTATACAAATCCCCCGAGCGTGTCGGCGCACTGAAATCCTATGCTTGCGAACAATGCACTGGAGACATTCTTCTCGAACTCGACCATGATGATCTCCTGATGCCCACCGCGATCGCCGAGGTCCAGCACGCCTTCGAGGATGAAGCTATCGGCTTCGTCTACTCGAATTCCCTCCATGTCACCGAATCGCTCGATCCGATGCCTCGCTACGATGAATCCTTCGGCTGGCGATATCGTGAGGTCACCTTCCGCGGCAAGAAACTCGATGAATTTGTGTCGTTCCCGCCAACCCCTGAATCTGTATCGCGCATTTGGTACGGACCCGACCACCTGCGCGCATTCCGCCGCTCCATCTACCAACAAATAGGTGGTTATGACCAGTCCATGACCATTCTCGATGACTCCGATCTCTGTTGTCGCATGTACCTTGCCACAAAGATGCTGCACATCGACAAGCCACTCTACGTCTACAGGGTTCATGGACAAAACTCATGGTTACGTTTCAACGATGATATCCAAAGAGGAGTCTATTCAGTCTACGATAAATACATCGAACGGATTGTAGATAGATGGGCTGAAATGAATAGTAAGTTCCAGTTCCCAAAACTTGAGATAGGCTGCAAATCTAGCGCACGAGATGGTTATATCGCGACATGGACCATAGATGATTTCCCTGAAAGTTCCGCAAGTGTGATTCGCGCGACAGATTCCCTTGCTATGTTGCCAAATCCTATGCAAACAATGAAGGAAATATCCCGCGTGTTGCGTCCCGGCGGCTGGCTCATGTGCCAAGTACCATCCACCGACGGCCGCGGTGCCTACCAGGACCCTCGCCACATCACTTTCTGGAACGAAAACTCCTTCCTCTACTACATTAACCGCAACTGGGCGCAGTACATCGATACGCCCGCGCGCTTCCAAGCCACCCGACTCTACACGACCGAACCGAACGCCAATCGAGTTTGTTGGACCGTTGCGCATCTCATCAATCTCAAGGATAACTACCGTCCTTGTGGACTAATCGACATATAGAGTGGTATACAAAGGAGCCACATGGGAATCGCACGCAAGTTTGGCACCATCGAAACCGTTATTTTCTTTCGTAATTACGCTGATCCGACACGTCCGCAGGGTTGGCTGCTCATGGAGCCCTATACAGGTTGTCCTACACCTCCCGGCTACGAGCGGGATGGCGCTGATTCGCTTCCCGCAGTTGATCGCCTGCATAAAACACTTCACGAGCAAGAGGTTGCCGATCGTTCCGTAGAAGTACTACATGACGAGATGGTGTTCGGGCCACACCACGATGCCGTTCGTGATCGCCTATACGCTGCATTGGTATCCTCGCAAACCTTACCCTATGAAAAAGACTTCATCCGTGAATATCTGAAATACGATATCGACAAACGTCATAAGTTCCATGCGAAATACATGGAGTTCGTCACTTATCTGCATGCGCGTGAAATGGACACTCCGAAAGACCGTCCCGTGGATTCCGAGCGCGTCGATTTGGATCGAGTAAACTTTTAATGTCGAAAGAAGAACTCATTGAACTGATGAAATATCATCAACCTTTAGATGGTGGTTGTGGCGGCGAGAGTGGCGAGAGTGGCTGTCAATGTAACGCTAATTTATCTGAATATACATGGCGCGGTTGGTGCGAACACATCCTTGAAGTTTTAGCAAACGGCAGGAGCGCCTGATGGCCGACTGGAACGAATCCTCACCTGAGAATAAGGAGTGGCAATGTCCTCCAGCTGCTGTTCGTGAGGAACGTAAGATCGGCTGGCTCGATGAAGCCTGCGAAGAGGGCGAAGCGTGGTTGAAATCTCAGCGTGGCTTCCGCACAGGCAACTACAAGCGTGCTCTCGACGTCATTTCCGGCAATGACATCTACGGCGCCGCCGCATCCTACCGTTCCAAGGTCAATCCGAACCGTCTCAAGCGCAACATCCGCGAAGTGACCGGAACGCTCGCCAAACTCCGTCCCATGTGGGGTTACAACTCTGAGAATGCAGCCTACAAATCGCAAGCCTTGATGATGAATCAGGTTACGCGCGCGTGGTATCTGCGCGCCTTCGCCGACCGTTCCATTAAAGAGGCCCTCCAATATGCTGCCGCCACCTGCCGCGGCTGGGTTGTGCCGATGTATCGCCGTGATATGTACGGCACGGGGCGCGGTGACATCAAACTTTTCACCTACGGCGCCCCATGTATCCTTCCTCTGCAACTTCCCTCTTCCAACGACTTCCAATCCGCCTACGCCATGACTATTCTCGACATGATGCCGGTTGCGATGGCGCATGGCATGTTTCCCAAGTTCCAATCTCGCCTGCGTCCATCCTCCTCGCGCTATTGGTTCGCCAACGATGGTGTACGCAAGGCTGCAACCGGCAACATCGTGCAGCGCATCTTCGGCAAGGGTCCGCGCGGTGATACGGGCCCGCAACTCTCCGATCTTCTCGTGCCGATTCGCCGCACCTACATCATCGATCTCTCCATCAACACAACGAAGAATCCCATCCCCATGGGCGAGCCTGGTTCCTCCTGGGCGTATACGGTTCCCTACGTTGGTCAGGACATTCCCACCGGCAGCGATCCGAAATCCGGCTCTCCTACTTACCGTAAAGCCAACGAAAATGATGCACGTCTCTACCCTTACCGCCGTTTAATGATCGCCTCTGATCAAGTGGTCATGTATGACGGACCCGGCTTCGATTGGCATGGCATGTTCCCCGGCGTATCCTTTGCTCTTGACGAATATCCATGGGAACCACTTGGCTTCTCTTTGGTCAACGATGGGTTCGAGATCAACGAAGCGATTAAGCAGCTCGCTCGCGGCAATATGGATAAAGCGGCCGCGCAATTAGATATGCCCTTAGCGTTCGATTCCAACGCCGTCGCTGCCAAGGAAGCCAAAGCCTTCGATCCCATGATGCCTCGAGCGCGTATCGGTTATGACGGCTCTGCCATGGACGGCGAGCCCTTCCGACCTGTTGTACCGCCCGAGGTCTTAAAGATCACGCCCGAATCGATGGCCATGATTCAATATCTCGAATCCGCCCTCGATTCTCAAATGGCCATCTCTGACATGCAAGCCCTTGCCAAGCTCCGCGCAGTCGGTTCCATGGACGACATCGAAAAGATCCTCGAAGCCAACGGTCCCATCATCGAAGACATGTCCCGTTCGATGGAACCGCCCATGCGCGACCTTGGTATAATGACGAAATACAATGTACTCCAGTACTACACGACACCTCGCGTAATGCAGATCGTCGGCATCGACGGCGTGACTCCGCAAGTATTTGACTATGATCCATCGCAGATTGTTCCTTCTCACTTACCTGGTGAGAATCCAGACTTCCCCTCCATGCACGATAAAATCACACGCGCACGAGCCTTCGCCGACAATCTGGAGTTCTTCATACTCCCCAACTCTCTGCATGAAATCACG